TTCTTTGATGAGGTTTGCTATACGGGGAATGGGACATCTAATACCGCAATTGCTCACAATTTAACTGCTATACCTGAATTATGGATTGTTAAAGCACGAAACCAAGGCACACGAAATTGGCAGGTTTATTACAATTTAACGCCATCAAGTTATGCTCGGTTAATTTTAAATGCAACAGATGCGGCAACAACAAGCATTGGTTACAACGCAGGTACAAATTTGTATGCACAACCAACAGCTACAAATCTTTATTTGGATTTTGGTTTTCCTAATACATCTGCGGAAACATATGTTGCCTACCTATTTGCAACTTGTGCAGGCGTTTCCAAAGTAGGCTCATACACAGGTAACGGCACAACCCAGACCATTAACTGCGGTTTTGCTGCGGGGGCAAGGTTTGTACTTATCAAGCGCACTGACAGCACAGGTAATTGGTATGTTTACGACACAGCCCGTGGCATGACAACACTGACAGACCCATATCTGTTGCTCAACAGCACAGCGGCTGAATCGGCTACGCTTGGCTCTGTAACCACGGTATCAACAGGTTTTGCTGTCAACGCGGCAATCTTGGCGGCGGTTAACACAAATGGCGCAAGCTACATTTATCTCAGCATCGCGTAAGGAAATAGTATGCAAATCAGAATCCGTGAATCAGGCGCAGTCGTTTTTGAAAACGAGTTTCGCACATACGCTCAAGCACAGGGGGCCATTTTTGGTACTCCCGTGACCGAAGAGTTCGTCAACCAATACGGCGGTGACGTAGTTTTTGAAGGCCCACAGGCCACAGGCGGCACGGTCTACCAATACAGCCAGCGCGATGGCGTTGAACAAATTGACGGCAAGTGGTACACCAAATACATCCTTGGCCCTGTGTTTACCGACACCGAAGCCACGGACACGCAACCTGCCAAAACAGCGGCTGAGAATGAAGCTGAATACAAGGCCATGAAGGACGCAGAGCAGGCTAAGTCCGTACGTACTGCACGTACAGAAAAGCTCAAAGACTGCGACTGGACACAGATTGCCGACAGCACTGCTGACAAAGCTGCATGGGCTACATACCGCCAAGCCCTGCGTGACATCACTGCACAAGCTGGTTTCCCTTGGACAATTGACTGGCCTACACAGCCATGATGAACCATGATCCCAATCGATCCATCAGAAGCACTGGACGCAATTAACTCTGCGGTCAACCTTGTCAAGAAGGCGGCGAATACCGCTCAGAACGTGGAGTCCCTCGGCCCTTTTTTGGGCCGGTACTTTGACGCCAAAGCCAATGCGCTACAGGTTGTAGTCGAGTCCAAGAACGGCACGTTCAAAGGTTCCGCGCTAGGCAAGGCAATGGAAATTGAGATGGCGCTTGAGCGCAGCAGGCAGTTTGAAGAGGACGTGAAGAACAAGCTGTTTTATCCCAACCACATGGAACTCTGGAACCGCATCAAAGCCCGCGCCGCTACGATGGAAGCTGAGTTTGCCAAATCCGCCAAGCGCGAAAAAGACGCTGCAGCCAAAAAGAAAAAAGAACTGCAAGAGGCAATTGAGATTATTCTTGGGTCACTTGCTGGCGTGCTGTTGATTGGTATGGTTGGCTACGGCATCTACCAGTTGAGGGCGCATGGATGAGATCGTTGCAGGCTTCAAGAAGTGGTTCAAATTGTTCTGCTATGTGGCCTGCATCTGGTGGTTCCTCGACTTTGTATATGTTTTGCCTGAGCCACTCGCCAAGCGTGCGATGGACAAGGCGCTAAGTTATTTACCCTTTTGAGGAGTTGATATGGATTGGTTAAAGACTATTGCCCCTACGATTGCCACAGCCCTTGGTGGCCCACTGGCTGGGTTGGCTATTGAGGCAGTCTCAAAAGCGGTGGGTATTGACCCCAAGGATGTTCAAGCCACAATTGACAGCGGCAAAATGTCAGCCGATCAGATCATGCTTTTGAAGCAAGCTGAAGTACAAATGGCTGCCCGTGCGCAAGAGATGGGTTTGGACTTTGCCAAACTAAATGTTGAGGACAGGAAATCAGCGCGTGAGATGCAGGCTGAGACACGTTCGTACATCCCTGCGATTCTTGCCGTCACTGTTACCGTGGGTTTTTTTGGCATCTTGGTTGGCATGATGACCGAAACTTTTAAGACTTCTGATGCTTTGATGTTGATGCTTGGCTCGTTGGGTACGGCTTGGACAGGCATCATTGCTTTTTACTTTGGCTCATCTGCTGGCTCACAAGCCAAGGATGATTTACTTCACCAATCTACGCCTACAAAATGAAAGACAACTTCCAAAAAGCCCTTGCCGCCGTTCTTGTACACGAGGGAGGATACGTTTTTAACAAACTCGACCCCGGCGGAATGACAAATCTTGGCTGTACTAAAGCTGTATGGGAAGAACATTGTGGTCACCCAGTGGACGAGAAAGCCATGCGAGCGTTGACCCCTGCTGATGTTGCCCCGCTGTACAAAACCAAGTACTGGGACAAAGTAAAAGGTGACGATTTGCCTTCTGGTGTTGACTACGTGGTATTTGATGCGGCTATCAATTCTGGCCCGGGCCGTGCGGCCAAGTGGCTTCAGGCTTGCGTAGGCGTACCGGTTGACGGCGCTATCGGCAATCAAACCATACAAGCTGTTAAAGCCAAAGATGCCAAACAACTTGTCAACGATTACTGCGCACACCGTTTGGAGTATCTCAAGTCACTGCAAACATGGAGCACGTTTGGCAAAGGCTGGGAGCGCCGCGTCAAAGAAGTAAATGCAACTGGACTAACAATGTCATAACCGCGTAATACTACGCGTTTTCAATAGCATCATGCTGAAACGTGTAGATATTCGCAAAGAGTCCGTACAACAAAGATTGTCGGCTCTTCAAACCATTTGCCTTCCGTATGACCAACCAGTTGACACAAATTTTGGAAGCTGGTGGATTGCTACTGAGAATGGCAAGGATGTTGGCTTTGCGGGCCTTGTTCGCACTGTCTCTTGGACTGATTGCGGTTATCTGTGCCGCGCAGGTGTTATTCCTTCTCACCGTGGACGCGGGCTACAGAAAAAGTTTATTCACGTCCGACTCAGACAGGCAAAAGCTCTTGGGTGGAAATGGGTCATAACTGACACATACGACAACCTTGCATCGGCAAACAACTTGATCGCCTGTGGGTTTAAGTTGTTCCAACCAACGAAACCTTGGGGTTTCAAGAACGCGCTGTACTGGCGCAGGAAACTGTAATGGCAGTCCCAAAATACACCGACAAGCAGATCATTCAAGCAATTGAGAACGGTGCATCTATGCGTGATGTTGCCAAGAATTTAAACTTGGATTTGTCTGGTTTAAACAAAAGACGCAGACGGATTGAAGAAAGACTGAAAATAGAAATCAAAGCCCCAAAAGAAATTGGGCAATACGCACATCTTCAGACCGCCCATACCCACCCGCAGCGCAAAGACCTTGGAATCTTGAACGGCACAGTGGTTGTTTTCAGTGACGCCCACTTCTGGCCGGGCATCTACACCACAGCCTTCAAAGGTTTGTTGTGGGCTATTACTGAACTCAAACCCAGCGCAGTGATTGCTAACGGAGATATTTTTGACGGGGCAGGCATTTCTCGCCACCCCCGTATTGGTTGGGCAAAGTCACCGTCCGTGATGGAAGAACTCAAAGCCTGCACGATCTCAATGGGGTACATCGAGGAAGCCGCCAAAGAAGCCCGTCACAATGTCAAACTGATTTGGCCTTTGGGTAACCACGATGCGCGGTTTGAAACATTCTTGGCCGCTAATGCCCCGCAGTATGAGCATGTCAAAGGATTCACCTTACGCGACCATTTCCCCGATTGGGAGCCTTGCTGGGCTGTATGGCTAAATGACAACACTGTTGTCAAACACCGCTTTAAGGGCGGTATCCATGCCACCCACAATAACACCATGTGGTCTGGGAAAAACATTGTGACCGGACACCTGCACAGCCTGAAAGTCACGCCATTTTCGGACTACAACGGGGTGCGATACGGCATTGATACGGGAACACTGGCTGAGCCGTACGGCCCGCAGTTTGAGGACTACACCGAGCAGGGGCCGTTGAACTGGCGCTCGGGCTTTGCGGTGCTGACATTTGTTGATGGGAAACTATTGTTGCCTGAACTGGTAACAACACACGGCCAAGATTCCATAGAGTTTCGAGGCCGTGTGGTAAAGCTTTAAACAGCGTCTTCTTCAGTTTCTTCTTCAACTTCTTCTTCGAGTTCAAACTCTTCGTCTTCGGTGGCTTCCCAGTTGCCCATCCAACCGTTGTCTTCTTGGAATTCGATGAACTCTTTCAAGACTTCGATAACGTCAAAATCGTTTGTTTCGACAGTAACGGTGCTGGTGCCCAACCAGCCAATGGTCATTTCAAATTTAAACATAATTGCTCCTAGCGCAGCAAGATTGCTGCAAATGCTTGCCTAAACCGCAGCAGGATCGCTGCAATTACTATCGTAAAGGCTCAAAATGACAATTACAATACAGCCGGTGGGGGTGACAAAACCGTTTAACAAGGGTATTATTGGGCGGACGACAGGGTTGCTCATATCAACACCGCCCTCAATGTCTTAACCGCATGAGGTAATCCGTGCCATTAAAAAAACTCGTACTTAAGCCGGGGGTTAACCGGGAGAATACCCGTTATACAAACGAAGGCGGCTGGTTTGAGTCTGAAAAGGTTCGTTTCCGCCAAGGAACACCTGAAAAGATTGGTGGATGGGCGCGTATCTCTGTGTCTACATTCTTGGGCGTGTGCCGTTCTATCTGGAACTGGGTCACGTTGTCCAACCTGAATTTGCTTGGCATTGGCACAAACCTGAAGTTTTACTTGGAGCTTGGCGGGGCATACAATGACATCACGCCAATCCGCTCCCACGCAACACTGAGCAACCCGTTTAAAACAACGATTAACTCTACAACAGTCACGGTCACCCACGCCACACACGGCGCATCAAATGGCGACTTTGTCACGTTCAGCAACGCAGCCACTGTGGGCGGGCTTAATTTAAACGGTGAGTATTCGCTTACTGTTGTGGATGTTAATACATACACGATCACAGCAGCCAGTCAAGCTTCTTCTACCGTAGCTGCTGGCGGTGGCACAACCGTACAAGCCTTGTACCAAATCAACACCGGTGCGGAGTACGAGATTCCTTTGTCCGGCTGGGGAGCAGGCGCATGGGGTGCTGGCACTTGGGGTTATGGCGCTACTTCAACGTCATCACTACGTCTTTGGAGTCAGTCAAACTACGGTGAAGACTTGGTGTTTGGCTACCGAGGCGGCCCAATTTACTATTGGAAAGCTGCGTTCGGCGTGGCTCCTTCTACCTTTACGGTCACGATTGCCTCTCCTGCAGTGGTCACATCGTCTTTGACTTTGGCAAACGGCACTCCGGTTGTCTTAACAAACGCAGGGTATCCATCTGCATTGCCGACTGGCTTGACTCCCGGGGTGACTTACTACGTGGTGAACACGTCCGGCACAACATTCAACCTTGCTCTGACCGCAGGCGGCTCAGCCATCAATACCTCTGGATCGCAGTCTGGTACGCACTACATCCTCCCCAACGGGGTTTTGGTGTCCTCCATGAACGGCGCATCGGATGTGCCTTTGATGCAGAACTACCTGTACGTGTCGGACATCAGTCGCTTTGTCTTTGCTTATGGCTGTAATGACTACGGCTCAACCGTGCAAAACCCCATGCTGATCCGCTGGTCAGATCAAGAATCCGTGGTGAACTGGACTCCGGCCGCGACCAACCAAGCTGGTAGCGTTACTTTGTCCCACGGCTCTGAGATCGTTACATCGATTCAGACACGTCAGGAAATTGTGGTGTGGACAGACTCAGCCGTGTATTCTTTGCAGTACATCGGCCCACCCGTGGTTTGGTCAAGCCAATTGCTGGGTGACAACATTTCCATCTTAAGCGAAAACTCTGTAGCCCAAGCCTCCGGCGTGGTGTATTGGATGGGCATTGACAAGTTCTATATGTACGATGGTCGTGTAAACACGCTGAACTGCGATCTGCGCCGCTATGTGTATCAGGACATCAACCTTGGCCAAGCCCAGCAGGCGTTTGCCAGCACCAACGAAGGCTTTAACGAGGTTTGGTTCTTCTACTGCTCATCGGGCAGCACAGTGATTAACCGGTACGTTATATACAACTACGTGGAAAAAGTCTGGTACTACGGCACGATGGGCCGCACAGCTTGGCTGGACTCTGGCCTGCGGGACTACCCAATTGCTGCAACGTATGCCAACAACATCGTGAACCATGAATATGGTTTGGATGACAACACCACGGGAACTCCGACTGGTATTGAGGCGTACATCTCGTCGTGCGAATTTGACATTGACGACGGCGATAAGTTTGGCTTTGTCTGGAGGATGCTGCCTGACTTGACGTTCTCTGGCTCGGATGCCTCACCAACACCTGAAGTGACGTACACTCTGTACCCCATGCAGAACTCCGGCTCCGGAACAGGAACCCCTGCGGTCAAGCCAGTGGATCAATTGACTGGCGCTCAGTACACGGTAACGGAAGGCTTTACAGGCCAGATCAACACTCGGGTACGTGGCCGCCAAATGATTCTCAAAGTTGGGTCAAGCAACCTCGGCACAAATTGGCAGCTTGGTTCTACCCGTATTGATATTCGCCCTGACGGACGCCGCTGATATGTACGTTATCTCTTCCGAATACCAACTTAACAAGATTGCCGCGCCAAACTTGCCGCTGGCTACGCTTGAGTATGACCGTCAGTACATTGACCAGTTAAACAACGTGATGCGGCTGTATTTCAACCGCTTGGATGCGTTGATCGGTCAGCTGGCTCCTGTGCAGATTATCCCTCCGTTGCAGAACTATACGGTTGCCACGCTGCCCAGCGCCGCGACATCCGGCAAGGGTGCGCGTTCCTTTGTTACCGATGCTCTGTCCCCCGTTTTTGGGGCTACCGTAGTAACAGGAGGCACTGTGGCCGTGCCCGTATATTCAGACGGCACAAATTGGAAGGTTGGATAATGGCTAAAGCACAAACAGTTGGCGCGGAACCTGATTACAGTCAAGCGTATTCATCTCTTGGTGGCGCTGATGCGGTCAACAGTATGCGGGATCAGTTCTTGCAAATGGGGCTAGACGAAGACACCATTGGGTCAATTTTTTCCCAATACTACACCCCTGCACAAGTTGCACAAACTGCCGCCCCAGTTGCCACTGCCCCCGTTACCAATACGTTTAGCGCACTCACATCTTCTCCTGACTGGGCTAATAAAGACGCCGCCCAAAGAATTGCCGCATTAAACCAGGCGGGGGTTACTGCTGACCAAATTTTAGCGGGTGATAAAAGTCTTTCTCCGTCAGATATTGATTGGATG